GAACAACGCGCCTTTGACAGCGTTGTCACTCCCCAAGGTGGAACTCCTGGGATGAAGCCGAGCCGTGAGGCTTGGAATATCGCCAATGATGTATTGGCTTTGGGTACTCTACCGAGTACGACTACTTTACGATTGCGAGGTCGTAATACAAAGGGCAAGGGAACTTGCTCTTGTTCCGGTGATGAAAGTCACCGAGATTTCTTTGCCTTCTGCAGGCAAATTATAGCACCGTCCTTAAAGGACGATCAACCCATTCCAAAAGTTAAAGTCTGTTGGAATGCTGAGAATCTGTTTGAGTGTAAACTTAACAGGGAACTAACCGGTTGTCGTGATCGGTTAGAATTTCGTGATCTACCAATGGTTGAACACGCAAACAAAGTACTCTATGAAAGTACTTATTGGTTTAGGCGGGTAATAAAACCCACCCGACATGAACCCGGTAAACACGGGCGTACAGGCGTAGCAATCCTCCGGATGCTCGCAAATCTTCCTAGTTATTCTGGGAAAGAAAGAGTTGATGAACTCTGTAAAATGCCGCTCCATAAAGGAGCAGTTAATAAGTTGCGAAGTATTCTCGCAACAGTAGATGGACTATTAATGCAATTAGTCCTTTCTTTCCCCGACAGGGAAACATTTCTATCTTGGGATAGATTAGATCAGATCGTGAATTGCATGATCTCATTACTCATTTCTGATTACTTCAGGAATAAAGATGCGGATTTAGAACGCATGTCGACCTTTGAAAAGGTTAAGAAATTGCGCAAAGCAATTAAGATGTACGGCTTCCACAAGGATGCCGACTTGAAAGACATCCCTGTGCCACGGGAGATGTCATTTCTTGAGATTGCTCTCAAGTTCATATCGGATAAGAAACGTCCGATGGATATCTACAGAGTCTCATTACTCTGTCAAACAAGAGCTTCAGGGGTTCCCCCAAGAAGCATGTATCTTAAATCTTTAAATAAGATTAAGAATATCCTCGTAGAAGAGGTAGATTTCAGTCTATACGACCGAATAAAGGCATGTATAATGCCATCTGTACAATCTGTTCATCAGAAGGTACTTGACCGTTTAGGGTCACAATCCAATACCGAAAGGTTTTGGAGGAATTGCCTGGATAAGGCAAAAATATCACTTAGTGATAGTGGAGAATTCTTTACGAATTCTGAGTCGGGTGGAAAACTCGAAGCGGCACGGAAAGTGCTTCACTCTGATTATGAAATCAGAGAAACAAATCTCTTTGATGGTACAAAGGGACGAATACTCCAGAGAGGAGTGGATCCCCAAGGTGAACTATTGTTTCATTGGGCTTTAGACATGTTTTCCGATAGGGAAAGATGTTATGACCGAAATTTAATGTCGGTAAGAATTTCTCTAGTAGCAGAACTAGGAAAGTATAGGGCCATCACAGTGTCCCATCTAGCACATGCTGTGCTTTTACATGTTTTATCACATGTTGTACTGGAATACCTTAAAGGTGTTCCATCTTCAGAGAGCGGTGTAGGAGCCGCCAACCATGCTTGGAATTTCTTCAAGCGTCTTTCGCATAAGAATCCTAATGCGAATTTCCTCTTTAAGGGAGAGGAGGTCTTTCTGTTTTCAACAGATTGGGAACAGGCCACTGATTTCAGTGATCATAATATTTCACAGGCAATATTAAATTGTTTGTGTGTAGTGTTGGGTATACCAACATGGTATAGGGAGACTTGTGTGTTCGCCCTGTGTGCTCCACGTCAAGTGGAGTTTATGGACCCTGAGGGTAAGACCTTAGAAGTCTTTTACACAACTCGTGGAGAGTTGATGGGAGATCCCGTAGTTAAAGGGATATTACACTACCAACATTTGGTAGCGAGAGAATCGGCTATGATGACGATTGACAGTCTTGCAAGACTGATATAGCAGTGGTTTACCACCAT